GGATAGCAGCAATCATTAATCAATCCATTATTCAATAACTTTCATTCATTCAGTGAACATTATTTAATTCACTACCAAGTCATAGCATCAATAAATGAGTGTCATTCAGTAAATGAATAATATTTACTAAATGAATCAGATTCACTGCCCCCCGTCAACCCCACTAACCAGTCCGAAGGTAATTGATTTGACACCTTTTTATACAAGAGTTAAAAACTTTTTATACAAGAGTTAAAAACTTTTGACACCTTTTTACATAAGAGTTAAAACCTTTTCAAGTAACAGCAAAACATTTATATCAGAGTTAAAAACTTTTTATATAGGAGTTAAAATATTTCATTCACTATACTTTTACATAAGAGTTAAAACCTTCAGACCATTAAATGATTAACTAATGACAGCACTGAGATAGAAAAGTATTGACCTCTGAGAGGGATTGGTGGTATGATTTAGACAATCGGCAATTTCCCTCTGCCGACATTCATTCTGACTTAATATAGTGAACCGCTGGGAGAAACCTCCAGCCTGGCGGTTCAAACAGAAAGAGAAAGAAATGCGTGAATTTGATGCTATAATGGAAGAGGCAATCCTCGACCTCACTGAAAAAGGTTACAACTCAAAAGAGGCAGCTGCAATGCTGTCTACTTCTGCTGAAAAAGTCCGGGCGAAAATACTGCAACTTCAAGAAGATCAGCCAGTGATTCTCCAGTACAGGAAGCTTCAGAACCTGCATCTTACAAAGCTGAAGGTTGACATTCTTAATTCTATAACCCCGGACGACATTGCTATGGCCTCACTCACCGAGAAGGTGAAGGCATATGAAATACTGAATAAGGCTGAACTTACTGACCTTGGGAAACCGACAGAGATAAAGGGAATCCTGGGATATCTTTTAAAGATAGAAGAAGAAAAGACTGCAGCCGCCGATAAAGAAAGTAATGTTGTTATAAATATAAACTACCAGGAACAAGAACAGGAAGAGATTCCTGATATATAGAAATTTGCATGCTGCAAATTTCTGAGGGTATGAGGGTATGATGCACTTAATATTAGCAGATAAAAATAAAGAACTTCTTAAAGCCTGTGAAGGTATTGTAGAAACTTTTTATGGTGATATAGATACTTTTATAGGTGATGCTATTATCAGCCCAGCTAATAGTTTTGGCTATATGCGAGGAGGCTTTGACCAGTATCTGCTTGACCGTTTTAATAAAGATGGTATAGATATTCAAAGTGCTGTGCAGTCAAGAATAAACACAGAATTTTATGGTGAGCTTCCTGTGGGGCAAGCAACTATAGTAGAAGCTTGCGATGATAAAGTACCTTATATTATAGTATCTCCTACTATGCGAGTACCATGTGATATTTCAAGAACAGTTAATGTGTATCTTGCTTATAGAGCAGCTTTCATCACTGCTATTGAAAATGAACTGCATACAGTTTTGACACCTGCTTTAGGATGTGGTATAGGTAAAGTATCAATAGAAAGCTTTAAAAAGCAACTTGCAACTGCTTTAAGTGAGATAGTTGGTCAAGGATATAAAGTGCGAAGCGCCGTACGCTGGAACAATGCTAAAAATATGGAAATAAATGTCTAACCTAATTCTACAGCGCCTCCGTACCTGGCGAGAGTCAGCGGCACTTTTCACTACAGACGCAATTGAAATGAAGAGTCCTAACCCTGGTATTCCACCTGGGCCAAGTCTTCAGCAAATGGAACTCCTGACTAAATTCGGGAAGAGTGAAAATAAAAGGATAACTATAAGAAGCGGGCATGGAACTGGAAAGGATACAGCAACAAGTTGGTGCATTTTAAACTTCTTCTTTACAAGACCATATGCTAAAATCATATGCACAGCACCAACAGCGAGGCAACTATCTGACGTTCTCTGGTCAGAACTTTCAAAGTGGATTAGACGCTCCAAGTTTGCTAATGACGTTGTTATTCAGAAAGATAAAATCTACCACAAAGACGCACCGAAAGAATGGTGGATTCGTGCTGTTTCCTGTAATGCAAAAGCTTCAAAGGAAGAGCAGGCGGAGACTCTTGCTGGGTTTCACGGCGACCACATGCTGATTGTTGTTGACGAAGCTAGTGGTGTACCTGACCCAGTGTTCATTCCTCTTGAAGGTGCAATGACGCAGGAAGACAACCATATTCTCATGATAGGGAATATGACAAGAAATTCAGGGTATTTCTATGACAGCCACTTTCACCCTAAAGTATCAAAGCAGTGGTTAAGACTTCACTGGGATTCAAGGAAAAGCACCAATGTTGTCGATAGTATGATTAGATACTTCACTGACAAGTACAGCGAAGACAGTAATATATTCAGAATCCGTGTAGCTGGTGAGCCTCCCCTTGAAGACGAAACAACATTGATTCCACTTTCATGGGCAATACAGTGCGTTGGGAATGATGTAGCAATTGCAGAGGAAGAACCCCTTTTTCTGGGTGTTGATGTAGCAAGGTACGGTGAAGATGCTTCTATAATTCTACCAAGAAAGGGGCTTAAAATATTCCCCTGGGACGAGTTCAGAGGCATGAACACCATTGACCTGGCGGGCAGGATAGCACAAAATTATTCCGACCTGGAATGTTCGGGGATAGCGGTTGACGAAATAGGCGTTGGTGCTGGTGTTGCTGACTGGCTTTACAAGCATGTCGGTCATGGCACTGTCTTCGGTGTTAATGTAGCAAATAAAAGTACAGACATAAAGAAAGCTGACCGACTTCGTGATGAGCTCTGGCTCGCTGTCAGGGATAAGTGTATGAAAGGCCTCTATTCATTCCCTGACATAGAAGTAAACCGGGGTGGCACTAAGGTAAACCTTGGACACGAACTTGCTAACGAACTTTCAATTCCTACTTATAAACCAACAATCCAGGGTGGGATTAAAGTTGAAAGCAAGAAAGAAATAAAAGCAAGGGGATATGCCTCCCCAAACATTGCTGATGCCCTTTGTCTGACAGAATATTTCCACAATACAGCTTATAGAATCTGGCAAACAGCTAAAACTAAAAATAAAAGGCGTTTTCAATCAAAGGCTTCCAGTGTAAGGAAATCAAAGCTTGGCTGGATGACAGCATAGAAAATTTCATCGTGCAATTTTCTGAGGTGATACAATGTTAGATTTAGTGAATTGGTTACAGGAAAATGACTATGCTAAAGGATTGGGGTTCGCTGTTTTCGGTGGCTTTGTCAGGATTTTTACAGGGAATAAAAAGAGACTTCGTGCTAAGATGGTACTTTCAGGAATGTTGACGGCTACTTTTGTAGGCATTGTGGGAATAGAGTTAATTCAATACTATAAACTTGACAGAAGGTTGATAGGACTGACGAATATACTATTTGGCTATTGTCATGAAGAAATGGTTGCAATTATAACAGCAAAGTTTTTATCCCGCTTGAAGAAGGAGGAAAGAGGCAATGATGACCTACAACTTTAACTTCATGGAGGATGTGCTGGGTATAATTGTAGTCCTTGTAGGATTTATTTACTGTACCCGCAATTGGCATATTGCTGATTGTGTCAGGAAAGAAATGCTGCCCTGTGAAAAAGAGCTTGCAAAGAACAGGATAGATAATGTCTATGAACAGTTCAAGACACTGGCAACATGCAGCCTGACAATGCTGTTCTTTACTGCTGTAATGGTTCAATGGCTACATGCTAAAGTTAACACAGCGCCAAATGTTATAGACATTCAGGTTTTCATGCTGAAGGTTATGGTAACGATAGTTATTTCAAGAATGTCTATGTGTGCAAAAATGGCTGTTGAAAGGCTGTCAACTATTAGAGATGAAGATATTATCTGTAGGGATGGCTGTAAATACTGTCCTAAGGTTGCAGAGATGGAAAAGGAAGCAAATGCAATATAAACGCACTGATTTAAAACATACAAAACTACTGGATTGGCTGGCTGAGGCTGAGACATCTATTCCTGAGACGCAGTGGCGAAGAGAGGCTATTGAGGATTATCGCTTCTATGCTGGCAGGCAGGATAGCCCCGATGTCCTTGCTGTCCTTGAAGAACAACAGCGGGTGGCTTCAACTTTCAATGAGATAAAGCCGAAAGTTGACATGCTGATTGGCATGGCAGCACAGTCTAAGTGGGATATAGAGGTATTACCGAGGGGTAGTGAAGACGAGGCACTTGCTGAGCTTGGTGGTGGTCTCTTGAAGTTTTATCGAGATAAGGTAAAATTCGTTGATATAGAGACTGAGGTCTTCACACATACTGTTAAAAGTGGCAGGAGCTTCCTTTATTTCTATATTGACAAACAGAACCCCTTTAAACCGGCTGTTAAAGCGAAACGGTTTCCAGGAGAGCATGTCTTCATTGACCCTGATAGCATTGAATATGACCTTTCTGATGCTAAGTATGTTATAGTGGAACAGTGGCTGACTGACGAGGAAATAGAACGCTACTGGCCGGGCATAGACAGGGAAGCCCTTAAAGGTGGGCAGTACTACAACGACAAACTGACATTCTTTAACGAGGCTGCTGGTAAATACAGGGTTCTTGAATGCTGGTGGAAGAAGTATGAAAAGAAACTATGGTTCATTGACCCACTGACAGAAAAAGAAACCTCCATGGCAAGGAAGGATTTTACTGCTTATACCAAGAGACTTGCTGAAGGAGTTCCTATCCAAGGGCAGCTGGTGAAGTTTACTGACGAAATCCCTGCCTATGAAGCATGGGTTGAAGAAATCTGGTACACGATATTCAGCGGGTATTTTGTTGCTGAGGAGGGGAAAAGTCCTTATAGTATTAACGAGTTTCCGATTGTGCTTTGTGGGGCATATAAGGATGATGATGAAAACCGCTGGTTTTCAGTTATTTCACAGATGAAAGACCCCCAACGAGCGAAGAACACCCTGAATAGGCAGCTACTTCACCTACTCCAGACACTACCAAAGGGTATGCTGGTTCATGAGGCGGGGGCTATTTTAAACATTGAGGAGTATGAGGAAAGGTCTGCTGACCCAACATTCCATTTACAGCTTTCTCAAGGTGGCTTGTCGAGGATTATGTTCCAGCAACAGCCACAAATTTCCCCACTGTACGGACAACTTGACCAGGTCTATGGTCAGGCTATGAAAGATGCCAGCGGTATTCAGAATGAAATGATGGGGGTTCAGACAACATCACGGGAGCCTGGTGTTACAGTCAGGGCAAGGCAGGAGACAGCAATTGCTGTCCTTTTCATTCTGTTTAATAATTATAGAAAATTCAGGCACAAGGCTGCAGGTATTTATTTTAAACTACTTCAGCAATATGTCCGTGAACCTGAGATAATAAGAATTAAAGCTGACAGTGGAAGAAAGCTGGTTGAAATAAACACACAGTTGAATCCGCAGTCAGAGGGCTTTAACGATATAAGCGCTTTAGAGTATGACCTTATTCTGGAAGATGAAGTATATACAGCCAGTATGAGGCAGGCTATAGCAATGATGTTAGTTGACTTCAGCCATAATAATCCTGGAAGCGTTCCGACTGACCTGATACTGGAGTACAGTGGCGTGCCTTTTACTGTTAAACAGCAAATAAAGGCATTCTCTGAGGCACAACAAGCTGCCGCTCAGGAACAGGCAAGTAGAGAACAAGACCGTTTAGACGCTGAGGTTGCAATTAAAAGGGAAGAAGTTGAAATCAAAAGGGTTGAGGCGGGGATTAAGGCTGCTGATGTCCAGGTAAAGCGGGAAATTTCCAGGTCTAAACCGAAAGGGAAAGTAAATGAGTGAGATTGTAGAAACTGTTGAGAATGAGACAGAAACGGCGCCGGTTGAAGCTGTTGAAAATAATGAACAGCCTGTGGTTGAAGAAAAACCCCCGAAAGTGGAGACTGCAGCAGTGCCAGCTGAGGTACCTGCAAACGCTGTTAGTAAAAGTAACAGCGAAATGGCGCAGCTTAGGGGCTTTATAAGAGACCTGAGAACTGAAAATGCTGAACTGAAGAATGAAGTCGGCAAGATAAAAGTGCAGCCCATTCCTGAGCAGTCTGAAGTTAAAACAAGAAAGCTTTATGATGAAGACGGTAATGTTGTTGAGATTCCACTGGAACAGCCTAAAAGTCAGCCGCTGCAAAATGCTGCGCCGACAAACTATGACAGGTTGAAGGCGGAATTTCAAGCGATAACATCTGCGAAGCAGCCGATTGCGGACAGTCTCCATGCTATGATGAAACTGACACCTGCATATAATGACATAGACACCGTTGTTACACAGGAATCAGTTGAAGGCTTTATTGAAACTCTCGCTGGCGAACATGCAAAATCAGCTGGTATATCACATGTAGAGGCTGACCTTGTTATCAGAACGGCAATCTGGAAACAGCCTAATCCTTATGAGTTTCTGTATCAGAAGTTAAAAGTGCAGCCACAAGCAACAGTG